GTGGCAACATATTGGCCGATGGCATTGATGCTGCCTTGCACTACCAATTCGTCAAAATCGTTTGCCATAGTTCTTATTTGAGAACCAGTCGCTCCGGCCCTAGCCGCACGATTAAGGCGGTCGAGTTTCATAATCTTGTATTTTTCGCCTAGTGTCGGCGGCACAGTCTCGTCAATGTCATACTGTGAAGCTGGCTTTAACTCGCCCGCTCGGCGGGCGTCTCCGCGAGTGTACGGCTTAACAATTGGCGTGCCATCGACCCGTTTATCGTCGGAGTAATAAATGTAATTGACGCGACCAGCCGCAACGTCTTCCCCTAATTGTTCTCGTACACCGTATGGGTAGTTGCCAATCCCTCGGAGATTGCCGTCTACATCCCTGACATATTGCCTTAAATCTTGCCCCACTTGTTCAGCCATTAGTTGCCACCTCCAATGACCACACCGCCTGAGATGGCTTCGTCTTCAGGCACAAGCGAAGCAATAAGACCGGCATAGTTTGAGCCTTTTGATGAAGTTATCAGGCTTCTTGCGTAGCTCTCATATTCTCGGTTGGCATACATTCCCATTTTTGCGCGGAAGTTTAGCGCCAGTGTTGGCGCGTTCTTGTCCAAAATGTCACCGTACCCGGCGATAACGGCGTCAACATCTGTGGCTAGGTCTGTGGGGTCTTTCTGGGTTTTATACGCATCCAAAACAATCTCAGTTATTCTAGCTTGCGCCAAGTGCTGTAGGTTATCGCTGGTGATTGCCAAGGCTGCTTTGCGGGCGGCTCGGTCGGCCACAGTAAAATTACCGCCGGGGAGGTCAATGTCATCTTTACCCTCCATCGCATCTTTAAGCTGTTCTCGCGTAGGCGCGTGAAGCGCCCCATATTCTTCGCCCCGGATTTGCGCTTGCTGCTCGGTTTGCTGCAAAAAGAACTGGGTCATACGGTCTAGTGCTTGCCCTGTTTGTGCCGCACCTCTAGCCGCGACCTGACCCACCGCATCCTGGAATGTCGGCATTCGCAGTTGTGCGCCTCGACGCTGATATGTGGGACGTTCAGCCATATGTTGTCACCACACCAGTGTCAGGGTTAGTCCAAGGCACTGTTTGGTTGCCGGTAAACCCACCGCCGCCCGCCATCAGACTGGCTTGCGCCATTGTCTGCACAAATCCTATCTTGGCATTTTTCCGCGCCATTCTAACGCCAACGTCACCGGCGGTGCGAAGATTGTCGGCTTGGGCTTGGGACATAGATTGTGCCAGCGAGGCATTGTCAGTTTGCACCGAGAACTCGTCAGCGGCCCCCCGCATACTGGCTATGTTGATGAGTGACGTACTTTCGCCAGAGACAAACGGCGCAAGGCCACCAGCGGCGGCTCGGACATTAGCCGTGGCCATTGTCTTCTGCACGTTGCGAAGAATATCTATGCCTTCGCGCTTGTAGGCCAAGGCATCGGAACGGCCTTTAAGTTCAGCCTGTCGCGCTTGCGAATAGTAGCTGTTGCGCTGGTACTTGGCCGCTTTTACCTTGGCCGCGCCTGACGCAGCGGCTGATAACGCTGTCGCGGCTAATAGTGCAAGTTGTGTCATGCTCCAACACTCACTTTGTAATCAAGGGCCAGGACCGTGAAGAACACCGGCTTGCTCTGGCTAATTGTTATCTGGGCATCACGGCTGTAGCCAAGAAACCCCATTTGCTTTTTAACGCCGGTAAAGGTCGGAACTGACCCGGTGCCGGACAAGGGCAAGGTTTGAAGCTGCACCTCTTTACCTTGCACGGTTAGGTTCTGCGCTCTGTCCAGTATTGGTGTTACCTCGACCACCCGCCGCCGTGCCGACTGACTAGAGCCAGATGCGGCCCTTGGCTCAAATGGCTGGGTAACTACCGTAGGCGTAAAGGGAAGGCCCACCTCGGCATAGCTTGCAGGAACGCCGCCCAATGTGGCATTGCCCGATGCGACCGTGTCATTGGCGTCAACAATGTCATCGCGGATTACGTTGACCACCTCGCCCTCAAGGTGGCTGAGAGAACCCGCCGTTGTGTTGCTGGGCAGTGCCTGGTCAGGCGCGACCGGGTTGGCGTAATACTGCAAGCTACAATCGGTCGTGCGGTCATCGTCAAATGTTTCTATGTAGTATTTTGCCGCACCGCCGATGGTTCTTTTAACAATGCAATAGATGGTATCGCCATCCACCGCGACATCGATGAAATCACCATCAGTTGAGAACGTACTAGCGGCCACAATTTGTTGTGGCCTGTTCAGCATGAACGCCGCAATATTGCCCGCAAACCCTGTGCTTGCCGCCCTATAGCCCGTTGTTGAGGAACCATTGACCACCATCAGCAAATCGCCCTCAGTGGTGTCTGTAGCCGGTCTAAGCGCCATGCGTTGCGGGTCCAGTATCATGTGGCTGCAAAGCAAGCTGATGTTGTTGGCCACGTAGGACAGTTCGACATCAGAGAATAGCATTTCACGTAATGCCTTGCCCTCTTTTGACATAAACAGCGTACCGCCTTCAGCCGCCTGTGGGCGCAATCCCAACTTAGAACCGCGCCGGGTTGCGGACTTGACCGTGATGTTGCTCGGCGTAATTGGGGTCAGGTCAGCTTGGGGCACAAAGAACTCAGCCCCTGTGGTGAATATCTGAAGGTCTCTGCCACTACGCAGGGCGGTAATGGCGTTCACGCTATCGGTGGCTAGGGTCACTTTGATACTATCGTCATCTAGCGCCTCTGAGGCCTTGAAGTTGAAAAAGTCGGATACTTTGGAACCAAACAGCGTGGCGGGTTCACTGGCACTACCGCCAAAATACAAGCGGCCCTCGTGGAAAGTACACGTTCTAGGCCAGCCGCGTGTGTTAGACCAACAGTCTTCATACCCAGCCTCTAATTCCCAAGCACTAGCTGCTATCGCCGTGTCGGCTTTTGCAAAAGGCACCTCGGTAATGACGTTGACCACCGTGCTGCTGACAAATTCATAGATGCGGGCGCGACCAAAATCATTGGTGACATTGATGTATTGGCCAACATTGCCACTGGCGAAAACGCCAGACCCGGCAGTGACCTTGACTACGCCGGTAACAGCATCAGGCGTAATGGTCGCGCTTGGATTGCTTGTTGATATTGTGAATGCGCTTTGTGGCTTGGTCAGGGTCAATGCCGCAACGGTCCAAGTCTGATTGTTAGCGCCCCTCGTAATCTTAAACGGGGCGAAGTTTTCATGTGTGCAGATTAGCGTGTCGGCTGACTGCGTAAAGTACAGCTTTTGTAGGTCGAAGGCTGACACATCGTACAAGGTGCCGACCGCAAAATCTATGTACTCATTAGTTGTGCTGTTGAGGTTTTCTATTTGCGTCTGGTCTGCAAAGAAACGAAAGCGGATAGTACTGGCCGTATTGAACGCCGAGGCCACAATCATAAATTTCTGGGTGGTTGAGAACTCAAACGGTATAAGCATTACACTGTTGTTGGGATTGTCTGCCGTCAGGTCATGCACGAACCGGGTGCCTGGGCGCCGAGAGAACCCACCTTGAGGCTCAAAGACAACATTGTCGGCAAGGTCCACCGACGAATAGTATTGCTGCAAGTCAATGCGACCGCGCAGGAGCGGGTCCAGTTCACCGACTGTAAAGGACGCTTGATATTGTTGCGTTCTACTCATCTGATGTCAGTCAACAAGTAGTCGGAGATAACGCTGGGCGGTGTGCCGCTGCTATCCATAGACATCGCCTGACGTAGCCAGCCGCCGCGAAAATTCTCGCTCGGTGAGCCAAGAGCAATGCCGCGCCAGTATTGTGACTTGGTGGTCTGGTCAGTGATAACCTCGGCCAAGTGCCACGCAAGCTGGTACACCATTAGCGTGATAAAATACGAGGGCATCTGCGCTTCTGGCACTGCCTTCTGGTAATCTATGAAGATGCTGGTCTCGTTAGTCATCAGGACCGATAGACCGCCGGTTGATTGGTTTATCTCAAAGCTGCGAACCAGTGGGGCATTAGCCGCCGAACTGGTACGCACGGCGCGAGGTACGCCGGTGAGCATGTCAGATGGTAGGATGTATTCGTAGGTCCACTCTGATGCTGGTGTGTTGGTGCTTCTGGCCAGTTCGACCTTGGCCACAGTAAAGGACCAAGAGAAGATGCCGAGAGTAGAGTTCTTGACCATGTCATACACGATAGAGCAAGCCTGAGAGCCAGCGGTGCCATCGTCAAAACTTGAAATACTTTCATCGCCCAACAACAGTAGCGCCTGATTGCAAATAGATATGCTTGTATCGCCCTGGGCCATGTATCAACTCCAATAGGTACGAGGGCGGTTTGCCCGCCCCCGTAGTCGTTATTAGTCGCTGTCAGTAACCGCGATTGTCACGCCGTCACCAACGTCCACTACGCCGCTGGCGTTGGACACAACAACGTGGTGCGAAGCTGTGGCAGTACCAGCCGTTGAGGCGAAGCTGTAAATTAGGTCGCCCACTGAAACGTCATCGGATACGGCGTTAAAGTACCCGGCTCCGTCCACCACAGTTTTTGCGTCTTCGGTCTTGTAGGACCACATGCAGGGCGCTTTGCCCTTCATACTTTGGCCACCAATAGGCGACCAGTTTGCTCTTGCGAACGCCATGTCAATTACTCCCGCGTTGTAATATCTACGATGCCAGCGGCATCAATTGCGACAGCACCCATAGACAGACATGCAGCAACCAAGAACGAAGTCTTCTCAGCGATGTAGTCAATCTTTGTGGTTGGTGCCATTCCGACTGCACAGCCAATCGCAGACTTGTGGAACGCAAAGTTGGTGCGGTCACTTGAGCCGTCGATTGCCAGCCCGCCCTCATCGCGGTCGCCCAGCACATGCACGGTGAATCCCATGAACGTGTTGATGTCTCCGCGCTGAAGCGCCTGAAGTGAGGTGTAGTCCGAACTTACAGCCCGCTCGTCACCCAGCAACCCGGCTAGACCGTTTGCGTGAATAACCAAGTGTCTGTCAGTTGCTGGAACATTTGCGGCATTCAATGCTTTCGCGGCAGCAATCAGCTTACCTACGTTAAGATTGGATGCAGCGGCAGAGCCTGACGTTACAACCGTATTTGCCACCGTGGTGCCCGCTGATGCTGCCGCGATTGCGTCCAGAATTAACTGGTCTTGGCGGCGTCCAATTGCAGAGCCAACGACTTGCGCTAACTCAGAGCGCTCGTCAAAGTTCACCTTCTGTTGATTGAAGATGTCACTGTACTCGGCTGCGATATAGTCCTGCAAGGTACAGCTTACGGTCGCAAAATCGGTGTTAAGCGGCACTACGTCAGTTTGTGGCGAGCGCAGTGATGCGGCACCCTTTCCAACGGTCGGGAAGTTGACGGTCGAACCTTCAACTCCTG